GGGCTACTGGGTAATGGGCTACCACCTGGACGCTGTTGGATAAATTGTGATCCCACCACACCCATGATTTTTTATAAAAAACTTTTCCAAATAGCTATTCGACCCATGATTTTTTATAAAAAACTTTTCCAAATAGCTATTTTTCCAAACGGATAAAAAACTTTTCCAAATAGCTATTTTTCCACACCCATGATTTTTTATAAAAAACTTTTCCACTCGATCCATTATTTTTCCCCGCTCACCTTATGCTCAAACTGAGCATAACACCCCGCTTGACAACACAAACCGGAAGACCTATCCTAATCGCGTCTTCACTGGAGAGCACACCGTGACCAACCTATCCGCAGCCGCGATCGCCCTTAACGATGCGCTATCGCTTGAACCCCAACCCTTTTATGGCGATGAAGCCGCCCTTGAGGAGCTCATCGCGGCGGGATTGGCCGCCCGCACCTTCGACGAATTACCGGGCACCCCGACCGTCTTCCAAGCCCATGCCGCACTGACGACCGCCGTGCCGCCAACACCGGACGCGCCAGCCGATCCTGTGTCCGAGCCGCCCGAAGAACCCGTCGTCGAGGCTCCAGCACCTGACGCCAAAAACATCAAAGCCGAATAATGGCAAGCATCACCCTACCTAACGGGGTGACGGTACAGTGCGACATTGAAGACCACGACTGGATAGCGGAACGCCCTTGGCATGTTTTCACCCGAGAAAGCGCCTCGGTAGACCTGTCACAAATTGTCCGAAGCAAGCGCATATACCTGTTACGGGAGATAGCGTTCCGCATCGACCCAAGACTACGGGCGCTGGAAGCTATCCTCAGAGTGTTCGCCAAAGACGGCGACCGGACAAACGTGCGGAGAGAAAACGTTGACATCCGATTCCTCAGACCCAAAACCGGCAGGACAGCCCGTTTTTCAGCAGGCTGTGAAGTTCCTCTTTGGACACAAGAAGATCGCCCTCGGAAAAAGCGACGCAAACGCACCTTCGCCCCCGGAATCTACCGACCTTCCCTCACCCCTGACTGGAGCGGGGCGCGTCGCTACTCGGGGGACGACGAATGACCCGCACACCGGACGTTTTTTTCAAGCCGAATACGCCAAGCCGGTTGAACCCTACTTCCCGCCCGCCGCACCCAAAGGCTGGCCCAGAGCCACTCCCGGAGACCCCGCCCCGCCGTATCGTGTTATGCCACGGATCGGAGGCCCCCACCACGCTCGCGAATTCCAGAAGGCAGCGCCCGCGCTGTTGGTCAAAGTGAAACAACCTCAAGAGCCCGAACATGATGAAGTCCGAGACCAAATCGTCAAAACACTGGACGAAGCCAGCCTCGGTCTACTGACCGAAATCATCAACGACCCGGCACAAGAACCCGCCATGCGACTCAAAGCCTTCAACCAAATGGCGGATTGGGGCAAGGATCGCTTGCGGATAAAACCCAAGGACGACAGCACCTCGGACGCACCGTCTATTGATCGAATGCGCGAGCTTATCGCGGAGCAAGTGGCCAAGTACGCACCGCCCGCAACACCCCGCAAACCCGTCGGTAGACCTCGCAAACCGGTTGAAGAAGAAACCCCCACCACGCATGGCGAGGAGCTACAGCGAATGATCGACGAGCTTGCCGCCCAACAGGAGCCCTAGCCCATGTCTTCCATGACTTCCGCCTTCATAGAATTCGATCGTGCCGACACCCCCACCGCGACCAAAGTGTGGATAAGAGCGTCCGAGATCACCGCCCTTCGAGAAGAACCGCCCAAGGCGGACACCAAGACCCCAAGCGGCCCGCGCGTCACCATCATCACCGGCGGCAATTCACACACCGTCATCGGGGAAACCCTGACCTCGGTCAGGAAGAAAATGGTGTTGGCAAACTCAGGGAATAACCATCTTGTGCAAGTATTCGACGACAAAGGACCGGTGACATGACGGATAAACATGAGGCTGCCGCTGCCGTCGGAACGCTCACGCAAATGATTTTAAAGCACCTGGAAGACCATCTGTCGTTCAAAGCAAACAACTTTGTTTTGCTGGCGCTGGCCGATCCCGGCCCGCAGAGCAGCCAAATTCCAGCCGTGTTAATACCCTTCCTCTCCTCAGGGGATACCTTACCCGTCGCACTATTAGACTACGCCGAACGGTTAATTTACCTAAGCTTGCAGCAGCAAGCACTCGACGCCGACCAAGCTACAGCCCCACCGACCCCACCGACCTACGACAATGTCACACCGATCCGGTCGCTGAATTAACTATGGCCATCTTCGTTCAATTCCCCCACGCAACTCAGGGCTATGTCTATGTTGACCCAAGGGACATCGTTCTTATTCGCAGCCGCGACGAACCGGATGTCGCGGCGTCCGCCACAATAGTCTTGAGATCCGGTCAGTCAGAGACCATATCAGGACTTAGTGTCCAGCAGATCGCTCGACTAATGGACATCCTCCCGACCATGAAAGCTCGGAACGGTGTCGTGCCGCTTGAAAACCTATTGACCTACCTTGCGGAGCATTCAGCATGACAACCATAGCCTACAAGGACGGTGTTCTCGCCGCCGACGGCCAGATAACCACCGGCACACTCATCCACGCACTGGACTACCAAAAGATTCATATCGTGGAGAAGGGCACCCACTTCTATAGGGGTCAGCCGCAAAACACAAGAAAACTACTGGTCGGAAGCGTGGGGGACTCCTGCTGGGGGCGTCGTTTTAGGATATGGGTGGAAGATGGCGGCGCTATGGGCGGCACCATACCCAAGCCCGAAGACGATAAGGGATGGTTGGGCTTCACGATAGCCCCCGACGGCAATTTACAAGAATACACGCACTGGGGCATGATAGAATACAAGACCCCAAACGAAATGGCGTGGGGTTCCGGGCGGGAGATAGCGGCGGGGGCACTAATCGCCGGCGCCTCGGCAGAAGAAGCCGTACGGATCGCCGCGCAAAAAGATACCCTAACCGGCGGCGAGATTACCGTTTTAAGACTTTCGGACATTCAACCCACTCCATGACCCTCTATAACCTCGATCGCACCCACCCGGCGTCAAGCTGGGTCAAGCCGTTCTTACTGTTCTTGTCGCAGATGAAGATCACGACAAAGGACTCAACGGAGCCAGGGCCGATCATACCTTTTGATAGCCAGTTAATGTTCTTGTCGGAGGTCTGCGACGGGCTGGAGAACGGCTGTCACTATTTTACGAACCTTAAAGCCCGCCAATTAGGCATCTCGACGATTCTTCTGGCGCTGGATATTTTCTGGTTGTCGCGTTTCCCCCGCATGGTTGGGGCATTTATCGCCGACACGGACGAAAACGTGCAAATTTTTCGCGCGACCATCGTTGAAATGCTGGATTCTTTGCCTGATGCGTGGAAAATCGGAGTTCATCGCCACAACCGCTACGAATTAACGCTTAAGAATGGCTCCCGGCTGCAATATATGCGCGGCGGCGGGACGAAAAACGACAAGTTGGGTCGCTCGCGGGGGCTTTCCTTCATTCACGCGACTGAAATTGGACGCTGGCAAGATCAGAAGGCGGTGGACTCGCTCATCGACTCCCTGGCCACGGAAAACCCCAACCGGCTTTACATGTTCGAGTCCACCGCACTCGGTGCCGGTATCTGGCAGGACATGTATGAGAACGCCAAATCGGACGGCGTAGCGCAAAAAGCTTTCTTCATCGGCTGGTGGTCGAAACGACTCTACCGATACGAAGCCGGAACGGAGCTTTTCGAGCGCTGGTGGAACGAAAACCCCGACCACACGCCCTACGAAGACCTCGTAACACGCATCATAGAGACCCAATACGGCTATACCATCNCCCCAGAGCAGTGGGCTTGGTATCGACACCGCCAATCGGGGCGGTCGATTGAGTCCATGCGCGAGGAAATGCCCTCGGTGGCGGAGGAAGCCTTCCAGTTCTCAGGGAAGTCGTTCTTCAATCTTGCCGCTGTCGCCAAGGACCGCGCCCTTTTGCGCACCGCAAACGTCACTTTTGACGCATACCGCTACAAGTTCGGGATTAAGCTCCTTGATCTTGACATTCAACACACGTCCGATCTGGATACAGCACAGCTTAAGGTCTGGGAAAGACCCATACGCGGGGCGCGATATGTCATGGGGATCGACCCAGCCTATTGCTCTAACCCGGACAGCGACGACGCCGTCATCTCCTTGTGGCGGTGCTATTCGGATAAGCTAGTGCAGACCGCAGAGTTCGCGGCGAATGACGTCCAGACCAACCATCTTGCCTGGGTCATCTGCCACCTCGCCGGGCAGTACGGCGACGTGCGGTTCAACTTGGAGATCAACGGCCCGGGACAAGACGTTTTCCGGCAGTTGAAAGACATCAGGCTTCAAATCGCCTTAGGCCAAATTGACGAGCCTCTCGACACGGAAGGTTGGCTCAAGGCCTCCCTTAAAAAAGCCACCTGGTACGTCTATACGCGAGACGACTCAGTCTTCTCCGGCGGCGGGGCCTATAATTCGCTTACCAACGGCAAGGTCAAGGAGCAATGGCTTAACCAACTCCGCAGCCTCTACTCACAAGAAGAACTCATTGTTCGCTCAGATGACCTGCTTGACGAGTTCAAAACCTTGCGGCAAGAAGACGGTACGATCAAAGCGTCTGGCCGCAATAACGACGATAGGGTTATGGCCGCTGCTTTGGCGGCAGAGGCCTATTACAAGCACATCCGCACCGGCATGATCGCTGAAAAGCGCACCTTCTTGGCCGAGCAGGCACGGCAGGTTGCCGACACGGACGGCAATGGTCAGCTTAAAGCGGACGAAACCACGCTCTATGATGACTTCATTCCGAGGTTCTTGGAGCGCAAACGCACAGAAGCCCAGCAGGCGCGGGTCGAAGCCCTGAGACGTAGTGTTATGAGGCAGAGATAGACGATGGCGGTTCTTCGTAAACGAAAATACCAATGTGACGATTGCGAAACGCAGTTCGTTAAGTTCCAGGAGGACGGGGACTACAGCATCCCTGACTGCCCGACCTGCCACCCGGACCAAACGCCTTTCAAAGGGTTCCCTGCCGTGCGAGACTCGACCAAGATGGCGTCTAAAGCCCTTGATCTGGCCCAGAGAGTCGCGGAAAACGAGTTCGGCATGACCAATATGCGGGACGGACAGCGGGCGGGGGAGGATAATGCCACGCTCTCCGCTCCGCCACCCACCGCCCGTGACACACAGGCTGCCATGCAAACCTTCACCGAGCAGATGGCCGCGCAGGCCGCCACAGCACAGAATATGGGGGAGTGGGCACAAAGAGCCGCCGCTAACCTCCGCATGGGCGGCACCGGGGCGGCCTGGCAACCCGCAGGCGGCAACATAACGGCAGGTAGATCGGCACCCCCTGACTCCGCCATGCCTATTGTCGAGACCCAACATATCGCCAAAGACCTGCTTGCTCGGCCCAATGTCATTAGTAGATCGAACGGATAGGAATTATGATTTACCAAAAAGCCTCCCAAAAACTTAAGGAAATGAAACAGTTATTTCGGGACAGTGAACGGCATCCACCCCTATTTTACGCGGTCAAAAACTCCGAAGGCGAGATGGAATACCATAGCTACTACAGGGAAGTTACGGACGTTCTCGATCCCGATTCCGAAGACTGGGTAGATAAAATCGCGGAAGAAACGCTTTACGAAATGCGTAAACACGGCACAGGGTCTCTGTGGCGTTTTGTGACCGGTCTGTGGAAAGCGGTCTTTTCCGCAGCCACTCAATACGTCAAACAGCACCAAATACGCGAAGTACCCCACACAATTGGCGCCCCAATAACTTTGGACAGTGTAGAAAAGATATATGCTTTTTGGATAGACCCAGGACCGGGGGTGTGGCCAAAATGGGAGGATTGTTTTACCTGCCGTATTGCCAAAACCGCACAAAAAGACGATAATCCCTCCTTATGAAAATTCCTTCCTCTGGCGCAAAGCGCGAACAATTTTGCGAAGACATTATCGAGCAGTGCAATTACTCGCAGCCGCAGCGTGTCACGAAGTATAAACAGTACGAGTCTTTGCGGGACAAAGGGTCGATGGACGGGGCCGCTGCGACGTACAATAAGTGCTATACCCATGTCGATAAGCGGTCGTCCATGATCTACTCCCCGGCGGAGATACGCTTTTCGCTAGAATTTGAGGACGAGGACAACCCGACATGGGAGCCCAAGCTCCGGGTTACCGCCAAACACCTTAACCGGCAGTTCCACCGACGCGGATTACACACGCTTATCTCCCAAGGCGTTGAATGGTCCCAAGTTTACGGATGCATGTTGTTTAAGTCCGTGTGGACGAATGACGGCATTGCGGGGCATCTGATCAAACCCAGCTCGTTTGGCGTCTGGAACGAAGAACTCACCGACATCAACACGCAAGAGGCTTTTGTCCACACCATGCGCGTATCGCGTTCAGCGGTGCGGAGACTGCTGTACGCGCATCCGACCAAAGACTCGCTACTTAAAAAATTGGAAAGCGCGTCCACGACCCCCTCCATGGACCAACAAGCCACTCAGTACGATGTCATCGCTAATGGCATAGGGCAACTCGGATCAAGCGCGGGAAGCGGAGGNGGGAATGTCTTCCCGCGCGGGGGCGAAGGCAGCTTACAAGCCACCATCTCACCGGATGTCGAAAGGGAATTGGTCGATCTTTACGAGATATGGGTACAGGACGACGACCGCCAAGACTGGACGACTTTACGATACGTCAAACCCGGCATCTTGTTGGAAGGTCTCTACCAAAGCCGCAGCCTGTGCGATTTCCCACACGGGCAGCCTTTTACCAAGATCACCGCCAAGGAAACACCGGGATACTTTTTCTGTGAATCCGAGCTAGAGCGGGTCGCGCGTTTGCAAACGCTACTTAATGACCGCATCTCGGACGTAGACACGATCTGGGACATGCAGGTTCGCCCACCCCGCTCTATCACAGGGGACGCAACGGTTACTGAGGAAAAAATTCTCGCTCTACTCGCCCCCGGCGGGTATTTTACGTCCTCAGAACAAGGGGCTAAGATCAGCGAACACAAGCCGGACATGCCGTCAGGTGCGCTGGAGTACCTCAAACACATTGAAAGCATGTTTGATGAAGCGGGCGGCTTTAACGCCATGCTTTCAGGGCAGGGCGACTCCGGTGTCCGAGCAGGGAATCACGCACAGTCCCTCCTACGCATGTCGGGTCCCCGTATTCGCGACGCGGCTATTGAAGTTGAGACCCAAGTCTCCGAAATCGGCGATAACTGCCTTCGGATATTACAAGCTAAGAGCACCAACATCTTCAAAGATGACCAGGGGGGCGAGTTCTTGCTCGCCCAAATCCCGGACGACGCGTATGTCGTCGTGGATAGCCACACAACCAGCCCCATATTTTCAGGCGAAAACCAAAACCTAGCCTTTGCGTTGGCCAAGGCGGGAGCGATAGATGGGGAGGCTTTACTCGAAATGGTCCACCCTGCCCGCACGGAAGAATTAGTCACAAAATTGCGCAAGCGCAAAGCGCAAGAAGCGCAATTTATTCAACAACATCCGGAAATGTTAGCTAAGGGGAAAGGCCGGGGTAAGTAACCCTTACTAAACCCCCTTTTTCTGTTAAAAATCAAGCACATAGTTGACGGTTTCCCCTCTATAGGGTATAGTCGAAAATAGATCACACCCGTGATCTGGTGGTTTGGCGATGCTCTCCCCGATCACCTCCTCAAACTAGGAGACATACCATGGCTAAACGTGCAAAGCGCGGTCATAAGCGTTCGAAGCGCTAAATGATGCAGACTCCCTCGCCCATGCTTGCTCAGTTGCCTCAAGGTGATTCTGGACCGGCTTCCCCCGCGTCTGGAAATCCCGGCATCATGGCGGCGGAAATGGCCAAGGTGAGGGAGGCCGTCCATCTTTTGGAGATGGCACTGCCCAAACTGGAAATGGGTTCTGACGTCTACAAGGCGGTCGTGGACTCGGTCCAGAAACTAGCGAAGGCACTCCCCGCAGCAAGCGAAGTGCCGGGAATACAGAAGACGGCGCTATCCGATCTCGCCCAGAGAGCGCAGCAGACAGCGATGCTACAACAATTACAACAGCAGGCGGCGCAAAAGTCGCAAGCTGCACAAGGTTCACCACAAGCCCCGATGGGCGAAGGAATGTAAAATGGCTAAGTCCAATTCCCCGATTTTTAACCCGCCACAAACCGGCCCTCTTGGCGACATCGCCATTATCGACCGCGTGCCTCTGGACCACAATGAATTTGGCTTCCGCAAGTCGCAGCAAGGTTTGGCCGAGGCGGGGGCCAAGTACAAGTTCCCTATCGCTACGATCCCAACCAACAAGGCGTAGGATATGGAAGACGAAATCGACCTGAACGAACTGGCTCAACTGCGTAAATTGCAAGCCCTTATGACCGACATTAACGCCGACCCAACCGCTCGGCGCCACCTGGAACGGGCCATTAAGGTTAAAGTCCCCGACATCCAGACGCTCGACGATCAGGAAGCTTTGGCACAAGAGCTTGCCAAGCCGCACCTCGAAAAGGTCGAGGCCATGACCAACAAGCTTGAAAAACTGTTGGAATCCGAAGAAAATCGCCGGGTGGAAGCCACCAAGCGCGACCAAGAACTCACTATTACACAGGCCTTCAACCGCCTGCGCCAAACGCGCGGGTTTACCGACGAAGGGGTTGACGCGGTCAAGAAACTAATGATCGAGCGGAACATTGCGGACCCCGAAGCGGCAGCCGCTCTGTTTAACGAGATGCAACCCAAAGAAATCGTAAACACCTGGCAGTCAGCCTATGCCGATCCTACCAAAGGATCGGATAAGCACGACCTTTTGCTCCGCGATGAAGATCGCTGGGCAGACGAGATGACTGGCAACATCCTGCGCGAAATGCGCGCCGCCTAACCACAAGGAAACGTAAATGGTAGCCCCCGCCTATGGAACTGGTATTATCCCCGCCGCCGGTTCACTCGTCAACGAACTGAACGCCGTTACCCGTCGCGCCTATGTGAAGCGGTTGGTGGTTCAGATATACAAAGCCGCGCCGCTTTTCTCGCTGCTGTTCCGTAACGCCCAGATCGCTCGTGGCGGTTTGTCACAAATTACAGTAGCGATTCAAGGTAGCCAGTTTGTAAACGCTTCATGGACCGGGTATGACGGCACGTTCGCCCAACCGGCGGTCCAAAACGCAGCACAGGCCGCGTCTTGGAACCTCGCCATGGGCGTTGTCCCCATCCCGCTACTCGGCATGGAAGCTTTGGTGCAATCCACCGAAGCCATCATCCCACTGGTCAAGGCACGCTTTGCCGACGCCCGGACGGTTATGATCCAGTTGCTGTCGCAAGCCCTGTTTTCTTCTAACGCGGCCAACGTACTCGCCCTTAACGGACTACAAGACGTTTTCGACGACGGCACTACGGTCGATACTTACGGCGGCGTGTCTCGGGCTTCCAACTCTTTCTGGAAAGCCTCGAAGTTCACTTCGTCTTTCAACATTACCCGCCAAAATCTTCTGGCCCGTATCGGCCAATTGACCCAAGCCGCTGGCGGCGACAAACCGGACTTTGCCGTACTGTCGTTGTCCGACTGGACCGCACTCGCGCAAGATTTCATGTCGGCGGAGCAATTTAACACCACCCCAACCATGAAGTACGGCGAAGACGACGCGGTCAACGCAGGTTTCTCGGCCCTCATGCTTGCGGGCATCCCGATTTACGCAGACCCCTTCCTGACCAAAGGTTCTGGGTATCTTATCAATTCTAAATACTTGTCGATGTATGTCTCCGATCTCGCCAACTTCGAGTTTTCGGGCTTTGAAAGCCTGATGTCGAACGCGCAAATCGGGTACATCGGGGCCGTTCTTGCGGGTATGCAGACGGTCTGCGTCAAACCTTCATCGGGTATGCAGATGACCACCATCGCCAACGGCGCGTTCTAAGGAGATTTTAGACTATGGCTATTAATAGGATCACCGGACCTGGTGTTGGCTTAGGCGGCGTTCAGTTCCAAGCGCTCGCAGGCGGTAACGAACTGAACTTGCAAGGCGGGCAAGCCTATGTGTTCCCCGCGGGGCAGTATTNTGTCACCCCCGGACCATATGCCCAACTCCAAGCCCTGGACCCGATCACCGGCATCTTCCGTAATGTCGTCTCCACCCCGAACACCTCCAAGTTCATCTCAGCGGACGGATTCAACTGGCGGATTATTAACCTAACTGGTACAGCGATCGGTGCGTTCCTCACGAACGTTGGGTCGGGCGCGACCTCCGCTCCGGTTGTCACGGCTTCGGCGGGTAACTCGTCTTGGCGGGCAATCTGGACCGGCATCGGTCTTTCAACCGCTGCGGCACACGTCGTCAACACCACGGTCACAGTCAATACCGCAGGCACAGGCTATCAGTACCCACCTGTCGTTCAGTTTGCCCCACCACCTTCGGGCGGCGTCCAAGCCACCGGGTATGCGACATTATCAGGGGCCACCATCGGCTCGATCACTGTCCTTAACCAAGGCGCAGGTTATGTTACCGCCCCCGCAGTAACTTTTGTTAACGATCCTCGCGATACGACTGGATCGGGCGCAGTGGCTACCGCCACGCTTACGGGTTCGGGCCAAATCGGGGCAATTCTTTGCACCAACCAAGGCACCGCTTTGACCGCCGTCCCAACGCTCTCGATCACCGGCGCAGGCTCGGCAGCGGCTACTGCCGTCATGTGCTTCTCGGCCACCGGCATCACAACAACTACGGCAGGGGTCGCCTACGACGCAACCTCGACCCATGGCATCCTGACCGTCGGCGGCACTGTCGCGGGTACGGCGGGCGGGATCGTTAACCCTGCGGTCTCTACCGGGTTACTCACCCCACGCATGGCTAACATTACAGCACTCGGCTCCGCCATCAACGGCACCGCTGGCGTCATCACCACTACCGTCGCGGACGGCGGCTTGTTCTCTGCCGTTCCCACGCCGTTGTTTGTATCCTCCAAGACGGTTGCCACGACCGTCGCAGTGGGTACGGTCAACGTCGGCGCAACGGTCGATACCTCTATCGTTATCCCAGTTTAATTCCGGCCTAGTCGGACGAGCAATAATACGCTATATAAGGGGACGGGGTAACTCGTCCCCTTTTTGGGCCATCATATGCAACTCAGCGACTACACGAGCGACCTATACGACCTGTTACATGACCAAGGGGGTCAGTTCTATTCGACCGCGAATATTATCCGGTACATCAATCAGGCCCGCAGCAAGCTTGCGGCGGAGACCCAATGCTTTAGGTTTCTAACCCGATCAACGTCTCCCGTGACCACCTTGACGATCACGAACGGGGGTACAGGGTATTCCGCCACCCCTAAGGTCGTTATTGCACCGCCTACAGGGGGTACTCTTAACGCAACACAGGCCACTGCTACCGCGACCGTCACCGCGGGGAGCATTACCTCGATCTCTATAACAAACTACGGCAGTGGGTACGTCACCGCACCGTCGGTGACGATAACCGATGCAACCGGCGGCAACGCCCATATTACCTCGTCGATTAACCCTGTCTGGGTGACACAAGCGGGACAGGAAATATACCAATTCAGTGACGCATTAGCCGTGCTCCAATCCCAAAACACCGGCATCGACGCCATATACGGCATACAGAGCATTGCCACTTCATGGGGCAGTTTCAAACCCATCATCCCTCAAGTCGCCTTTACCACTATGCAGGCCTATTTCCGGTCGATAGTCACTGGCGCGACCAACACCCCCAGCTATTGGGCGCAATATGGTCAGGGTACTTTGGGTTCGGTCTATCTCTACCCAATCCCTTCACAAGTGCTCCCCATGGAATGGGACTGCTATTGCGTACCAACAGACTTGGTAAACGCCACGGACGTCGATCCTCTGCCCGACCCTTGGACAGATTGCGTGATCTACTATGCCGCCTATCGGGCCTACACCGCCGCGCAACGACAACAGGACGCGGCCACGATGCTCGCGGAATATAAACGCAAGATCGTCGAAGCCCGAGTAGACACCACGCCCGCACAGGCGGGCAGTCTTTACGGCTAGGTCCAATGGCAATCACCCTCCCCGGCGACGATACCACCAAACAGCACCTATTTGAGGTCTATGGGTCGGTCAATGTTCGTGACGCGCGAACCACAATTAAAAACGAAGAATGGGCTTGGCTGGAGAATGTCGTGCCGATTGGTGACGGCAACTTGCGCACCATGTATGCGGAGAATACGGCGCTTTACTCCGCAACGGGCGGTCAAACAATCGTGTATTACTACCCGTACAATATCGGATCGACAGCGTACCAAGCCGTGTTTTTCGACGACGGCACGGCCATTCAAGTTCGGGTGTCAGATGGCGCAACAACCACGATCAGTAGCACCGCCGGNCTATTTTACGCCACCAACGGCACCTTACCGGCCTGCTGCCAATGGCAGTCTAAGTATCTCAGCATTGTCGGAACCACGAGTAGCAACGCATTTTGGTTGTGGAATGGCTCTGTCCTCTTTGGCCCTGGGACTTTAGGCCCCGACGTCGTGATCACCAACCCTGGCGCGGGATATACCTCGGCACCTACGGTGACGGCCTACGGGGGTTCGGGCAGCGGGGCGACTTTTACGGCAACGGTCGCCAATGGAGTTGTCACACAGGTTGTAGTCAATAGCCCCGGCTCAGGCTATCTGTCGGGAGACGTCGTACAAATCAAGTTTGCGGGCGGCGGGGCAAGCACAACAGCAACAGGGTCTCTGACCGTTAACACTTCCGCAGGGGGTCTTGGCGCGGTTAACCTCACTAATGGCGGATCTGGGTACACTACGGCTTCGGTTATTTCGTTTTCTGGCGGGGGCGGAACCGGTGCCGAAGCCGTGATTAGCGGCATAGTTAACGGAAAAATCACGGCCATACAGGTGACAAACACCGGTAGCGGGTACACTTCCGCGCCAACCATGGCCATTACAGTAGGAACAGGCGCGTCTTGGGCGCTGGACATGCGGTACGGGCAAGTCTCCGGCGTGTCGATCCTAAATGGCGGCACTGGATATATCGCGGGCGGGACTCCGCAAGTTGTCATCTCGCCGCCGGACCAGCCCGCGCTGCCGCTGGTCCAAGCGGTTGCTGCGGTAAGCGGAGTCACAGGAGGTGCGATCTCCGCGGTAACGGTCACGACCCCCGGTCTTGGATACACGAAAGGCACGGTGACTTTTGTTGGCGGGAATAACGCCGCGCAGGGTGTCGCGAGTGTTATGCCTTTTGGCATTTCGGGTACGACAATCGAAACCTATCAAGGACACATTTGGGTGGCTAAGGGCACCCGCGTACAATTTACCGCGCCAGGATCGACGACAAATTTCGCCACGTCCGCTGGCGGGGGTGCGTTCCAAACGTCAGACTCGTTCCTCCGCAACCAAATCACACGCTTAATCGCGAATAGCGGGTTCCTGTACCTGTTGGGGGACTCCTCTATCAACGTTATTTCGAACGTCCAGACAGTGGCTTCGACTTCTAGCGCGGGCGTAACCAGCGTTTCAACGACCTTTTCTAATTCCAACATTGATCCGCAAGTGGGCACGGTGTGGAGAGACAGCGTGGTTGCGTTCCAACGTGCTTTGGTCTTTGGCAATCCGACAGGGATTTACGCTCTTTATGGGGGTGCGGCCCAAAAGGTTTCGGACCAACTCGATCCACTATTCAGCGCAGCATCTTTTAACCAAGGTACGACGGGGGTAACCCCTACCGCTGCCGTCGCGACTATTTTTGGGATTAAGGTGTTGGTCTTCAACATGACGACCACGGACCCTTACTCCAACACGGCCCGCACCATACAAATGTGTTGGAACGGCACTAAATGGTTCGCGGCGACAGGGCTTCAACCCCTGACGTACTTAGTGACCCAAGAGACCAACTCCGTAGTGTCTGCCATCGGCAATTCCGGCACCGCGCTTTACATTCTGTATCAAACACCTTCGACCGCGACCACAAAAGTTTGGCGGAGTAAATTACGCGCCGATCCGTCATATATCATCCAAAAACAAGCTTTACGCGCGTACCTGTCCCACCAAATAAACAACCTTACGAACTACGCTACCGTCACCATTGCGTTTGATAGCGACGCGGGCAATAATGTGGGGCAACTCCTAAACAACCCAATGGCGTCGGTCCTTGAATTCCAGAATAGCGCCCGGCAGGGCATATCTTTTACAACCACGCCCCCAGCAACAGTATCTTTTGCGATCAATAACTACACCCCCACCGGCTCGGATGTTCAAGGATACGGCACCGCTTTAGGGCTCACTGGACAAACCACTGCCGGGGATGTTACAATCATTTCCATGTCGCTGCTCTGGCGCGAATATTCTGCCCTCGCATAAAGGAACCCCCATGGCGTTCAAATTTGATACGATCCCGGCTAAAGACCTCGAAGTCTACACACCCAACGACATTACGACGGTTGTAGGGGCAAGGTCCGTGGATAATTTCACGGGGCGAAAGGGGCCGCCGGACTTGGTTTCGGGCGATTTCCAGACGCGCACACCCCCTATGGTGTGGAAGTAGGGTGTGGCCCTACCCCATCTCTTATATCCAGCCCCTGCGATTGGGGGGTTTGACGAGTGGGTGCACGCCAATTATCAGCACCATCTGGCCGTCCTTCAAGCATTGCGAACACAGACCGGATACCCCTTTACGCTATATTCGATATTCCCCGCGCCAGTAAGTGACCAAGATATTGCGACCTGGCTGGAGGAACACGCGCAGCAACATAGTGACATGTGCGCGGCCACGGGCGTAGTTTCGACAGACCTGTCCTCGGTAGATTTCAAAGACCCTTCTCAGAGGGATTCGTGGATGTTCTACCACTATAAGGAGCACGAAGCAGTGGCCCAAGCCCTGAGATTAACCGTATGATCAGAGTCGCTACCTTGGGCGATGTCGATTTCCTTCTTGATCTCGCGCGACGAAAATACCCCGGCTTTGACGTGGAAGCGTCTCGCGAGTGGCTTGTTAAACTGCTGTCCGAGACAGGGAATGTCGATCGAGGGGCCTTAGTTTCCGATAAGGCGGGATGTGTTATGGAGGGTTTTTCTCCTTTTTATGCGCCGCATGATCGCAGAATCAACATATTGTTTATCGCCTCCCTCGGTACATGGGAGGGTTACAAACTTTTGAAAACTGTGATAGAACTAGCAAAGACGTGTGGTTTTTGTAAAGTGACTTTTAGTGAAGAAACCGGCGCACGGTTTGATGTTTTGGCTAAGAGGCTTGGCGCCTCGCGATTTTCTACGGGATATGTGGTCCAGCTATGAGCAAAGTTTCTACCTTCGTTAAGCACAATAAAATGCCACTTAACCAGATATTGTCTGCGCTAGAAATATTTATACCGCAGATCGCACCCTTGGCCGAAGGCGGAAAGGCGGCGGTAAAAACCGGTGACATCGGCAAAGGTATCGCCACCGCACTCGTTGACACCGGCATAAACAAGCTTGTTGGTAACTTTACCGGAGGCACCCCTTCCCCCGCAGGGTCGGGACCCCTTGGGATACCTATTCCGGGCGTGGGAGGTGGTACGCCAATAATCGGCACACCCCCTATCGCGGCGGGCACCGAATCGTTCGCCAATGGGCTTTTGAATTCCGCTATTGGCGGTGCGGGACATGCAGCGGAAGGCGCACTCAATCAGGCTATCATTAACTACGGACCTAAACCCCACGCACCACAACCGAACAATATGTCGGCGATGGGGGGTAAAGGCGGCAGTAGTGCGCTCGGCGGCGCGTCAGTCATTGGTGGCGCGGACTCAAAAGCGCTGAACGCGCCACACCTATACCCTTGGCTTAAGGAGACCAAATAATGGGAGATTCCCTTAGTCGCGGCATTTCTTCGGTAGGCAGCGGTATTTCGCACGGCCTTGGGGATGTTATGTCCGGGGTTGGGCACCTGTTTTCTGGCTCGCCTGCGGGGTCGCAAGCGGCGCAAGCCCATACGCCCGCAAACCCAAGCATTTCGGCGGCGATGCCCGATCTATCTTCTTTAGGAAAAGGGGCGCCTACGCCCTTCTCTACCCCTTCGGCGTCGCCGACCGGCATTTCATCCGCGCTGGAGGGCTTAAATCTACCTAATATTAGGTCAGCAGGAGTTGAATTGCCTAAAAGTGGGGGCGGTTTTATGGGCGCATTGGGGCAAGCCTTGGGCGACCCCAAAACCCTGGGGGCGGCCATTCCGCTCGTGGGCATGGCCTTGCAACAAGGACAAAATGCTAAATCACTCAAGGCGTTTAAGAGTTTAGAAGAACAGCAGATGCACGACGCGCAAAACCAGCGCGCAGAAGCCGAAGCCGCCCGCCAAGGTATTTTACCGGCGGGGGCGCAGCAAGCCCTTCAACGCAATCTTGCGTCGGAACGTGCCGCAATCCAAGCCAAATACGCGGAAATGGGCATGTCAGGCTCGACGGCGGAGGGGCAGGACCTGCAAGCGGCGAACGATAAGACTATGATCGAACAATATCAAATGGGCCAACAAGCGTGGAAAGATTCTCTTACGGCGGCGACGCAAGGGGATGCCAGCGCAACAAATCTACTCCAGTACATTAAAGAGTCAGAAGCGGCACAGGGCTCGGAGTTAGATACGGCCTTGCAGAATTTCATCATTCAGTTCACTAATCCTACGGGCGCGGTGACAGGAGGATAGCATGGCTGCAATGACTGCCGATGAATATCAGCAAATGATGGAACTTATTTCGTCGATAGGTGGGCGGGTTACGAGTGGCCGCCGCTCGGCGGCAAGTAATCAACGCGCTGGCGGCGTCCCGAACTCCATGCACCTATCCGGCGACGCCATTGACTTTGTACCAGCAGGCGGAAATTACAACGCAGCAGTCCAAAAACTTAAAGCGTCGGGGATGCCGATTACGGAACTTTTACACGAACGCGCGGGCGATCCGCACAGTACCGGGGAGCACTTGCACGTAGGGTGGGGGGCGAAAGCGCCTCACGCGTCCGCGCCCACATCCACGGCGGGCACCCCTCCACCGCCCGCGTCCACAGAATATGCGCCGCAGATGGCTGCGCTGAGTGACGCCCAGAAAATTGAAAAAGTTGCTGCGGAAAAGGCTATGGCGGCTCAGCAAACCTACGCAGACGCGCTTGGTCAGGCCAAGGTGCCCGAAGCGCCGGCCTATGAAAAGCTTAACGAAATCGCTCCCGAACTCAAAGAACCGGATACCTTGGCCGTGTTCAAGCAGGTCATTCCTGTCGTCGCCATGCTCGGCGGGTTGACGATCAAAGGTCACGCTATTGGGGCGATGAACGCCGCCACGGCGGCCATGAAAGCGGCCAAAGATAAGAATATGGACGCATTGAAAACCGCCCACGACAAGTGGGAGGCCCATAACAAAGCGATTATTGAGCAAAACAAAATCATGCGCCAGCAATGGGAAGATGAAGTCATGGTCGGCAAGGACAAGCGCGAGATCGACTTGGCCAAAGCCCAAGCCTTCATGGCGCAACATGGTCTAACTCATGAGATGACGGCGCTTGCCCAGAACAATTTTGAGAACGTGATCAAACTCCGTACTGCGGCTTTCGATCAAACGCAAAAGCTGCAAGATATGAAGCTCAAACACGACGAATTTGTAGAGAAGTCTCGCCACAATCAAGCGATGGAGACGGTCCAGCACGAAAAGGCCACGACACAAAACATACTAGCAGGACGGCGCATGGACGCTCGCGAGGAAGCGTTGCAGCAAACCAAAGCGACTAAACTCATGGCGGAGCCGGACTACAAGACCGTCGAGACGGCATACGTCGCCGCTTCGCAGAAACTCCCTGAGTTTAACGCGGTGCTCAACCAAATGCAGCAGCGCGGGTTTGCCACGCTTGGTGACAAACAGTTCATCGTAGACGCGCACTCCATCCTCGCTTCTGGGCGTAGTTTTGCGCAAGCGGGACAGGTCAAGATGATCGACAAAGGACAAACTATATTAGGTCTTCTCGATGCCCGACTGCAAAACGACCCTACAGGGCAAGCGTCAATATCCAAAGACAATCTGGTGGAACTAAAACGGTCCTTTGACACGATAGTTGGCGCGATGAAGTTGCATCGCAACGAAACCGTATTAAACTACCGGTCGAAAGCCGCTGATGAAAACATCAACCCTGCCTACGTCACCCCCGGCGGGTTCAGTGAATATCCAAAACCTTCGCAAAAAGCGATTGACATGGCAAAAAAAGCGGCAGCAACCGGTGATCGACCGAACCTCTTGTATTTCAAAGCGATGTTTGGGGATGACGCACTGCCGCAGTACGGGATTCCTGTACCGCCGGAGGAAACACCACCGGTGTATGGAGCGCAATGATGGCAAACCCATATGCCGCCGACGGAATGATAGCCGCCCCCGAAAAACCAGAAACCAAAGCTACCAAACCGGCTACAGCTAAGGTTGTCGCCAAAGACAAACCGTGGTGGGAAGGTGACACGACCTATGCCCTTCCTGAGGGTGATCGGAGTCGAGTTCTTCCGAAAAAAACGCTCACGGCACAGGACTGGAAGCAAATGTTCGCCCCGCCCAAAGGATTTCGCTACGGCGTCGGTATGCTGGGCCCGGCAACAGTGCCCGAGGGGGAGAACACGCCGGTAGAATCCGCTTTCCGGGAGGCCGTACCCGGGACACTGCAAGCCGTCGAAAAACTCACACCCATCGGCGCCATTGAGCGTGCCGCACTCTCTCCCAACAACCCCGTGATTGCGGCGTTGCAAAAGGTTTTACCGCCCGGAGGGCAAAAATGGCTGGCTCGCGCACAAAAGGAAGGCATAGGGGCGGCGGGATACACCGACATGCTGCCTAAAAAGTCAACTTGGGCGTCGAAAGCGGGCGCGGTCGCAGGTATGGTCGCAGGCCCCGGTGGCTTGGCGGAGCATGGCGTAGAAGGACTACTTAAACTCGGCGCACGAAAACTCCCTCAAGCCGCAAAATTAGCCGCAAAGGCACCTAAAGTGGCCTCTTACACCAAGGCCGCGCTAAAAGGTGCCGCGGGCGGAGCGGCCACCGATCCGAACGACCCGGCGGCGGGCGCTGCTTGGGGCGCCACTGGCGGCGCGGCGCTTCGTGGCCTCGGACCCCGAGTAGCGGGACTCCTTCGTCATCTCGGAATTGAGACCGCACCTGCCGCAGACGAATTGGCCCGTGCGCACAAAAAAACCCCAGGGGAGATGCGCGACGCGTTTAAAGCCCAAAAAGCCGCAGCAAAAGCCGGTGTCGAGCAGCCCTCGCTCCTGGCCGCAGCCCAGCCGGGTAAAGCCCTTAATACCTTAGCCCAACGCGCCATGCGAGGCCCCGGGGGTGCACTGGCCCGTAGCACCGCAGAGGCTCGCGCACGGTCTTTGAGTCAAGAATCTGGAAACATGGTCCGCCGGTTTGTGGAGGACCCAGAACTCTCAACTCAGAACATTACGGACGCGCTCACCACCTTACTCAAAGAGGCCGCTAACGCCCGTTACCCAACCGGATACGCCGAAGTATCTGGTCCACCCCCCGCACAACTTGAACGCGCCTTTGCCAGTGGGGTCAAAGAGTCTGCGTCCTTGATCAACGCGGCGGTATCTTCCGCTGAGCATTTAGCCGACACAGCAGAGGCGCCACATATCCGCGCCATGCTTCCGCATTTTGACACACTAAAGCGGGCCATCGCTCTCTACCGTTCGGGTAACCCCGCCAACATTACTAAAGCCCGCCAGATGCTGGCCAAGACACCTGCGGGGGTCTACGAACTACTTTCGCAGGTTAAGGCCGTTAATCTTGGCTCCGCCGCCGACCCAAAATTCTATCAAAAGCCCTTGGAAGCACTTCGAAATGCGGCGGATGGCGCAGCGCGGCGCACACCAAAGATGGCGGAAGCTATCCAGCGCTTCGCCTCGGACAGCAAACGTATCGAAGCCGCACAACTCGGTCACGCATGGGCGACAGGCACCAAGGTTAAGGGCGTTGACGTCCCAACCGTCGCTTCGGACATATCGAAAACGTATAAAGCCCTGTCCCCCGTAGATCGCCGTATTGCGCAACAGACCTACGCGCGCGGGCTTTTAAAAGAACTCGGCGGCACGACATCCCAGACCGCAGGCGATCTGGATAAGCTCTTGTCGTCGCCGGAGTTTATCGCTAAGACCCGAATTATCATGGGTCGAGAGACGTCCGCAAAGTTGGAAAAGTTTGCAGCGCATCGCGTGGCGCAGCACGAAGGCTTCGGACGGATAAAAGGCATGGCAGACCAAGGGGCAGGAGAAACGCGCTTGCTTAATGGTGCCGGAGCGGTGACCGATATGTTGCACCTCATGAGTCCGATTACGGCTAAATACCATCTCACCCGCCTCGGCGCACGGCTTTTGGAGTCAGTAGGCGACTCTGGACTGGAACATGCTCCCAAAGCCCGTAAAGCGTTGAACGAATTGCTGGTTAAGGGATCGCTTCCCGAAGTGAGGGAGGCGCTAAAACAGGGACTATTAGCGCGGCGTAGCGCGGCCAAGTTTGCCGCCAAGGCTCGCGAACGTGTTCCTACCACCTTCGGGGGTGCCCTCGGCGCGGCAATGGCGCGTAAACCCACTTCCAACAACACTGATCAGGAGCAACCCTAATGGCTGTAAGACTTGTCGAAGACGACGAACACCTCCCTACCGAGGCGGCGGAGCAGACGGTGCGGGTCGAGCATGTTTCTTTGTTTCCGACCAAGGAAGCTGTGGCGGTATTCACGGCCCTGTCCTATGTCCTAGGCGCACACCTCATTTTTGCGGGGGCGTGTATCGGCGCAGGTGTTCTTACCTACCTGAACCTTCCCTGGCCGCAGCTTTTGTTGTATAACGTCTTTGTTGTCGTCCCTTCCGCCCTCCTTGCTTACGCCAAAAAAGGCAAAATCTAAGTGTCTTGGACCCCACCATACGTATTCGCCACATCACCCACGCTTGTTCCCGCAAGCGAACTTGATTCCAATTTTTCTAATTTGGCGTCCTACGTAGACCTTGCTACCACCGGATCGACCGG